AAAGATGTTAAAACTCCATCAACCGTTGACATTCCTTCTTGGTGGTTAAATTTCCAGCCTATTACTTCTGCTATGTTACTCATGCTGCAATCTCCGTGATTGTAAGAGATGAAATCAGAACACCACCGTACTTTCTGCCAGCACTAATCCCATTTAAGGTTAGTGTCCCTGCGGAAGCCATACCCAGCCTAACTTTAAATGTTGTGGCGCTGGCTGTTCCTGCTGTCATGTAGTAATCCAAAACGACTTCAAGGGTTGTGTTCGCACCCCCGTACTCCATAGATGCGGCTAATGCGCTGGCTGTAGCGTCTTGAAACAGAGCAGCAGTAACAAATTGTGCGCCGTTTGGTGATGTCTGCAATACCGACTGCACCCTTAAAAGGTTCGTCGCAGATGTTGGTGTAATAGCAAGAGTAAGGAACTCACCACCCTCTGTATTTTGGGGAATTGTATCGTCGTTCGGTAATGTTGTTGTTGTAGATGCAACCGCTCCTGTTTTTGTATTAACAACCTGAACAACCTTACCACCAGCGGCAACATCTTCAAACGCTGGTTGAGCGCCAGCGCCAGCACTAGTTAAGACCTGACCATCAGTACCCGTTGCAATCGCCACAGGATTTCCAGAGGCATCATAACTTATGATATTTCCATCAGTCCCAGATGCCATTTTTGCAAGTGTGACCGCATTGCTTGCCAGTTTTGAAGCAGACACACTCGCATCGTTTGGTACTCCAATTTGTGTAGCTTTGGTGTACGTAACTACAATGTTTCCTGTGCCACTGGGCGGCGCAGTAGTAAACGTGAGTGTACTATTGACGATACTAAAATCGTCTGTGGGTGTCTGCACAACTCCACTGATGCGTACAAGCGCACTAAATGTACTTGATGCCACAGACAGCGTGAATGCCACGGTTGAAGTGTCACCATTGAACTTGTCTAGCTGGACATCAGCAAGATTGGTTCCAACTAAAAAGTTGCTCATTTATTTGCCTCCGACTGGCTTATCACTTGTTGGTTTTTGCCCCGGCTTTAAATATTTTACAGTCATTCTGGTATCTCCAACCAAGTTAATGTGGGTTCGTCCCATTCATAAAGTTTATTGTCTACAGGCATAGGTGTAGGCGGTTGCCAATCGTCATCACTGTTGAGTGTCCAACTTGCATAAGGTTGCTTGGATATGAATTTGTCTTTGGCTTGGTCATAAGTCATACCTATACCAGCGAATTGCTTACGAATAGTGCTATTGTAGGAGGTCTGTTTCCAGATACCTCCCCAAAAAGAGTTACACCAAGCTTCGCCGCTTCGTTCGTTATCATCGTCAACTACACAGACACGTAGTACGACATTGTTATTATCTAGTTCTGCAAAGTGTGCCATTTATTATTTCCTTATGCTTGGAAGCGGTAACGAAGGATTACGATGCCAGAGCCACCAGCACCGCCGCCTCCTACAGTGTACGGGCCAGAGTACATTTGCCCTCCTGCACCTCCACCTGACCCTGTATTAACAGTAGCGGCAGAACCTCTGGCTGATGTATTAGTTCTACCAGCACCGCCGCCACCAGAGCCGCCAGCGCCAGCGGGACTATCAATAGACCCCCCTCCGCCTCCACCTGCTCTCGTCACTGCTGTACCCGTTATGCTACTTGATAAGCCTGCGCCACCGGCCCCTGCATACGCCGCCACAGCTGCTTGACCTACTGCTCCTGCACCGCCTCCGCCGCCTCCTTGTTTATTGAAGCCCCCTGTGTAATCACCAGCGCCGCCGATGTTTCCTTGTCCAGTAGGTATGGGAGCCGTAGAAGTTTGACCTGTTGTTCCTCCACCAGAAGAACCCCCAAACTGTTGCGAGCCAGCTCCACCGTGTCCTCCAGCAGTTGCTGTGATCGTACTAAATACACTATCGTTTCCCGGTGAACCTACGCCTGTACCAACGGTTGCTGCGCCTCCAGCACCAACGGTAACAGTAATATTTCCAGAAGGTACTGTCAGCCCCGTAGCAGTTCTGTAACCCCCGGCTCCGCCGCCGCCACCGTTATTTCCCGCTCCACCGCCACCCCCGGCAATAACAAGATATTCTACATCCATATCTATAGCATTTTCAGCGGTGAACGTGCCACTAGCAGTAAATGTGTGGACTTTGAAATCGCCATCAATGGTTATTGTTCCGCCTGTTGCTGTCATGTAGTCAGGGAATACAAATGGGCCATGATCACCAGAGGCAGACCAAACATCTACGCCTCTGTTTGTAAGTATAACAGAACCAAATTGTGCTGTTATTGTGCCTGTGCCAGAACCGGGGGCAGAAATACCGTTAATCGTACCAGCAAGTTCTATATTCGTAGTTCCCGAACCAAATTGGTGTATCTCAATTTGATCTCCAACAGCGTATGAAACAGCCGAGTTTGCTGGAATTGTTACTGTGTTTGCGCTTGCATTATTCATTGAGATGATGTTGTTTGCATCACCTGCGACCGCTGTGTAAGTCGTTCCTGTCTGAGCGTTTACTGTCTTGGATACTGCCCCGGCAACTATCTTAGCCGCTGTAACAGCATCGTCAGCAATCTTCGATGAGACAACTGCATCGTCAGCAATCTTAGAGGAGATAATGGCGGAATCAGCAATGTCACTGCTTGTGATCGTACTGAAATTTTTACCGGATAAAAATGCGGTCATTATGTTTGAACCAAATAGCTTATTGTTGCCTCAAGGGATGAAGCATTCTCAGCTTGAAATTCAAGTGCATCACTTGGGTTTAGCACAATTTTGTTTTGAACAGGATTGAATGCATCATTAACCGGGATAGATAGTTCATGGCAAAGTTCTGTGTCCACACCACCGGAACGATTGATATGTGCAGTTAGCCAAGATGCTGTTGTGCTATGTACATTGGAAACTTGGCAACCAATGATAGTGATAGTTTCTGATGAGCTTGCCGTTAAGCCTGCCGCCAAAGAAGTGGTGACAAGGTATCCCTTGCCTGTAAGTACGTCAGCCATATCAGCCTCCTAGTGCGAGGGCTAGGCCAACGCCAACACCCCCTATGTTTGAAAGTGAAGTTGCAGCGTTAGCTACATCATTTAAATTATTAGCGGTAAGTAACGCGCCATCTGCAACCGCAAACCAAGTTGTTGTGGATAAATTATACACCCACATATCATCCGTAGTTGTATTAAAATATAACGCTCCATCTCCTAAAGCATTTCCATCGTTATCAAGAGTAGGGACAGAGGATTTAGCTCCTAGGTAGACATCCGAGAAACTATCTAAATAGGCAGCTGTGGATACAACGTCTGCATTGGTAAGGACTACGTCTGCATTTGTCAAGACTACATCTGCATTTGTTAAGACTACATCTGCATTTGTTAAGACTACATCAGCCGCTGTATCAATAGCGTCCTGAGTCGTTACTGCTTTGTCCGCTGTCGTAGTAACTACATCTGCATTCGTAAGGACTACGTCAGCATGTGTTAAGACTACATCTGCATGTGTAAGTACCACATCAGCCGCTGTTGCAGCTGCCGCTTGAGCCGCTGTAGTCCGAGTGTCTATATCTGTTTGAAGTTCAGCTAATGCTGCATTAAGGCTAGTGGACGTTAGATTACCTGTAGCCGCTGTCGTAACTGTATTAGACGCAGCTACTATAGTTTTGTTTGTAAGGACTTGTGAGTCCGAGGTTCCAACAATATCTCCAGTTACACCATGATTTGATGTATCCGCTGCATGAGTATCTACGTAAGCCTTAATAGATTGTTGTGATGCAAGCTTAGTTGCACTGTCAGAACTTAAAGTGTCTTCATCTAAAAACGCTGTGCCTGATACACCTGTGTTGATTATAGGGTTAATAAGGGTGTGGCCTGTAGTTGTACCTGAAGTAGTATCAACCTTAGAGTTCACAGAAGTCTGAAGCGCAGTGAATTCCGTAGCTAAATCATCACCACTGATAATCTTCTCTGGGTCTGATGTGGCTAACGCATCCTTGCCTGACCATGAAACTTGTACTGTATAATTACTCATAGATCATTCCCCATTAAGATATCAATCGACGTTCAATTAACCAAGCGGTTCTAGCTTGTTGTGCGGACTGTGGTTTCTTCTTAGGAAATGGCTTAGTGATTGGTTTAATTCTAGGTTTCTTCATTATGCAAACAAGCCTCCTAATTTCTCTTTCTGATGTTTTGTAGATAGAGACTGTAGTTTACTCTTTTGATCCTCAGCGATTGGCTTAAGGCTCTCATCTTCAAGTAGCTTATCTAAAAGATTATCAATACTTACTGAGTCTTTATCAAAATCTCCTGTCTGCTCTCCAAAGTTAAGGGAATTTTGCTCAATAAACTCCGCTAATTTCTCTGGTGAACCTACTGGATTGTCCTTCTTAAAGACTTGCTCAAGCATTTTTTGATATGCTGAGGTGATCTTATTCTTGATATGCTCTAAGTCTAGAGAGTCTGAAGTGTCCTCTAAAGCGTCCTGCATGGTGATCATTGTATTATTTCCTTAGTATACCATATTATACGTAAAAAGTCAATAGTATTCTTTATTCTTTAGTTCTAATACCGTTCCCTAGTGTCTCATGTCTCTTAACCCATTTACTGTGGGCTGAAGTAAAATCAGGATTAGAACCATCTAGGTGGATGTTTGAAGCTGAGGAGACTCCCTGAGAAGTCCCCTCGCCACAAACGTTACAAATACCCATGTTTTCCCGCTCAGATAGGAACCTAAATTCCTCTTGAGCATTGTTGCATTTTTTACATACATAGTTATACATGGGCATCTATAGTTCTCCTAGTTAGGCCGCTGGTACTGCAAATGCAAGACCTGAAGTGTTACGTAACTCACCGACACCGTATAGAGTGTCTGAGGTGAATAGATCACCTAAGTACTCTTGCTTGTATTGTGTCTGTGAACGGACACCCATTTGCTCGACTAGAGCTAGAGCATCTTTCTGCAAGAACGCACCAATACGGACAGATACGGAGTTTGTAGTCGTAACCGTTGGACAGTTACTAGAGACAAACACATCTACTCCATAAATGGAACCGATCTTACCTGTCTTAATTGCACTACCATCACCGATAAACTGTTGCTCAGTAAAACGGTTGATTCCCAACATATCGTTCATAGCGATAGGTGGAACAACCAAGCAACGGTCATTCATAGGTACGTCAGCATTATCCAACTTAAGGATCATGCCACGGATTCCTGCATCAGAGATGTCAGAAGCATTAGAGGTTCCGCCTACGAAGTCCGTAGAACCGTCACCACCAATGACTGCTTTCTCCCACAATGATGTACCAGTACCGCCTACAGTACCGCCCTGCAAACCTTCGCATAAAGCAAAGATATCATTGTCTACCTGAGTAGCCAAAGCGTAACCAGCATCGTCTGTATAGAAACGGCGCATTGAAGATAAAGCTTGTACTTCTACAATATCTTCGATTACAACTGAGTATTCATAGTGCTTGTCGATGCTCAAGTTGATCGTACCGTGAGTATCACCATTAAGTACGACTTGAGTATTCGCAGCTTTAACGTTAGCTGATCCACGGACAGGAGCGGGGATATGAATCGTATCACCTTTCTTGCCACTGTGGTTGATTTTAGTTACCAAGTTACCTAGGACCAAGTTCTTCTTGTATCCTGCGATAACTTCGTCTGACCACAACTCTGGAATAAAATTCGCAGCTGTTGTGATTGTTTGACCGTTAGTGCCTAATGCCATAATTTAACTTCCTTTATATGTTTAATTTATTTAACCCTCCCGTCTGCATACGCTGAAAGAATTTCTTCTTGCAGTGTCTCATAACGTTCTGGATCGTTTGTGCGGAGTCTGATTAAATCAGCTCTACGGTAGGTTTTCTTACCCGCTGTGGACTCAGATGATGTCCGTGATACACCTTTCCCATTCTTTAGTGCGGCGGTCCGCTTTGCCTCTTTACCCGCTTCGGCTACCGCTGTATTGGAGATTAATGAACGTTCTTTCCAATTACCTAGTAGTTCGTTAGCTGAGTTCAGATCATAGTTATGGGCCGATACATAAAGCTGTGTGCGTATAGGACTATCCTTAACCCACTCCTGAAACTTAGGGTCACCAATGACCTCAAGGTAATCAGGATGCGCTGTTTCGAGTTGCTGAGTTGTAGCCTTGGCTTGCTGTAAAGCCTGCTGCTCTTTAAACTCACGGAACTGAGGATGACTTTCTATGGCCTTATTGACTGCTGCGTCAGGGTCATCGAAGAAATCTACCTCTTCTTTTTCTTCGTATTGCGCTTCTGTCCCGCTTTGATTAGTGGTAAGTTGTTGTTGTAGAATACCGTCCGTTAGTTTCCTCAACTCGCCTATTTCTTGGCCTTTTCGTCCTAGTTCTTTCTCTAGGTTCTCATATGAGGAAACAATTTCCCTAGTTGACTTACCGCTGAATTTAGAGGGGAGTTCATATTCTGCCTCCTCTTGTACTTCAATGGGTTGTTCCTCTATAGGAGCCTCATTAATGTCCGTAAACTCTGCCGCTTGCTCTGGGGTTTCTTGTACCGCTTCAACAACTACACTACTCATATTGCAAATCCTCCGTCTATAAAGATTATGGAGTTAAAATTATGCTGGAGTTAGGCCTCTTGGTCTAATTGATCCAACGCTAGTCTGGTAGTACCCTTGAGATTTATTATCATATCAAGTATACCCACCGCCCCTTTGTTTAAAAAGAGGGTCTTCTCTTCGTCTATGTTTTTTATGTTTTCTAACGATTGTGCCATAGAGGTAAGCTCTTCTATAAAGAGGCCCCAAGCTTCGTTATTACATAAGTCTAGACGTTGTTCTAAAAATTCTTGATCGTTCATTTTCTAACTTTATTATCTCGTCTTACTGAGAAATCAATACTCTTGGGAGTTTTATCCAGTATCTTGCTATTTTTATGTACTCCAATTAACTGATTTTGTAAAGTTACACCTAAACTTTCCCATGATTTTTTATCTCTAGCAAAACCAGCTGATGCTAACTCAAATTTTACGTTTCTGGGGACTGAACCCCAAGATACACTACTATCTTTTTCTGCCATGTTATTTCCTTTATTGGTTGTTCACTTTGATTTAGCTCCTGAACACTTCCATCTTTTACGTGATAAGTTATTAGGTGTATTCGGGTTATTTTGTTTCTTCTTAGATAGTCCTTTTTTTATACCTAAGCTTCTAGCGCAGTATGCGTCACCTTTAGATGTCCCCGGCTTTACTCTCCGTCCCCCTTTTGCGGCGGGACCTTTTTGTCCATAAGAAACTCTTTGACCGGATGAAAGAATTTTAACTTTGGCTTTACCTTTAGCTGGTGTTGTCATTTTCCCTGCGCTTTCGCTCTAGCCATAGCTAGGTTAAGAATAGTCTCTGACTGAAGGTGTGCTACTTCAGGGACATTACGTTGAGTCTCTGATTGTATGTTCTGTGCAGTAGCACGTAGGTTCTCAATCTTAGCCATCTTTTCAGCAAAGTCCATCTGTGTCTTGATGATTACTTTCTCTGATTGACCTTCCTGCATTTCATTCTGTATCTTAGCGGACTTAGCCATGTCAAGAGTGGCACTAGCCTTCATCTCTTCAATCTCAATCTGTAGCTTCATAAGCTCCAACTGTTGAACCATTTCCTGCAACTGTTGTTGCTTAGGATCAGGTTGGTTCATTTGCATGATGGCTTGCTTCATATCCTCACGGTTAGTCATTGAGCTATTCTCAAAGATACCCAACAACATAATATTAAATGCTGGAGTTCCTTGCTGTGTCATGGACAACAACTGTATCATCTGTGTCATCTCTAGCTCTTTAGCCATAATGCCCATGCTTGAGTACGCAATGAACTTATAGTCACCAGCCGGGTAACGTTGTGGATCAAATTGAATGTATCTCCATGCAGACTTCTTAATAAAGGGTATTAGGAAGTTCTCAGTGAAGTTCATAATGGTACGTTTTTGACGCTTAATTGAAGCAGCCTGCATCATAGACATGCCTGAAGCAGTCCCGTTACGTGGATTAGCAGCCGCTGAAGTCTGAGAGTCGATTGCTCCAGTACCCATCTGTACCATACGCTCTAGCTCTGATGCTTCAGTAAAGGAACTGTTGGCTAATGAACCAAAGTTAAGTGGCATCAGTGTTTGACGTGGATCACCGTTGGTTAGGATAGTCTTTCCTGCTTTAACTTCAAACTTAACGCCCCTAGGAAGCCGTGTAGCGTCCACACCCATCATAGGGTGGGTAGTGAGGGCTAAGGTATCAATACGCGCACGTAGCTCGGCATCTAGGGCCTTCTGTGGGTTATAGCCTTTCTCAGCAATACCTCTACCCCAGAACTTCTTAGGTACTCTGTCTAATTGGAAGGCTACAAATGGTCTATCACCCATTAGATAAGGGTTCTCTACTGCACGTAGGACCACAGAATCATTGGCTATAATGACTACAGCCTCGACTAGCTCATCATCATCATAATCAAAGTCATCACCTAAGCTTGCATTATTGGAAAGGAACTTCTTAGGGACTCTTCCCCAGTATTCGGTGATCTTAACCTTATCGTCATCCGTAGCTACACTGTCATTTTCTACATCAAAGCCAAAGTCTGCCTTATCGTATGCTCCTAAGGGTTTATCGTCGTAAATACCCTCTCTAATACCATCAATAATTTCATATTTAGGCTTAATTACGATCTGTGCTACGCCTAAAGCCTCATCAATGGTTGTTGCAGTGGGATCAATGACGAATTCCTGTGGCATTAGTGGCTCTAAGCGCACTGTAACTAAGTCTTCTTCATAAACTACTGTATCTACAGTCAATGTGTCGGGGATAGGGGACTCTTTAAGGGTCTTTTGTGTACCTTCGTCCACACTAATCTTAGCTATACCTGTACCATAGATGGCTGCGTTAAGTAGACACTCAACTATACCATTCTTACACTTAGCTCTCTCTAAATCTTCCTGTAGATTGACTCTAATGATCTTAACGTCTGTAGGGTCCTGATCCGCTATATCGTCACGTAGGTCAAACCACTTCTCTTGACCAAATATAGCCTCCTCAAGCTCCGCTACAGTGGACTCAATCGCCTGTTGTGTGGCTGGAGAGATCAAACGTGAAGTCTCAGCGCCTCTAGTCTTGTCTTCAGCGGACCATATACCGCGCCAGATACGGTGGTATTCATCCCACTTGTTGGCATAGTTGGTATTCCTGTGGTCCTCCCACTGTTCTACACGATTAATAACCCAAGCACTCAAAGGTGCTTGAGGATCGTTGTATGCGAGGTCTTTAGAGTCACTTGCCATTTGTGTTACCTTTAAATTTAATACCCTGATACAACATCAAATACTTCATAATCATCCAGTTCTATTGAAGCTGTAAAGTCAGCTACTGATACTTGATCAATATAGGCTAGAGAATCCAGAAGATCATCATGGGAAAGAGAACTGGGAAAGTCCAGCATCTGAGATACGAAATGATGGTTCCAATCCGCTTTCCTAAATT